ACGCACCTGTTCTTGGCCCCGAACATGTGGGCGGCACTCGGCCAACTGGTTGACTCAACCGGCCGGCCGCTGTTCCCACAGGTTGGCCCGATGAACGCGTTCGGCTCGGTCAGCCCGGTTGCAGGATCTGGCAACGCCTTCGGTCTCACCGTCGTCGTTGACCGCAACTTCGCCGCTGACACCGTGATCATCGGTGACCCGTCTGGCTTCGAGATCTTCGAGCAGCAGAAGGGCGCCATCAGCGTCGATGTCCCCTCAACGCTGTCACGGACGATCGCATGGCGAGGCTACTTCGCCACGCTGATGATCGACCCCACCAAGTTCGTTTCAATCACCTGATCCTTATCCCCTGAGCACCTCCCGGAGAACTGCACCACGCCATGGCCTCATACACACTCACTCATAGTGCACGTGTTGACGGTTTTGGCGTGGTGCAGACTCTGGAGGACTTCACCGGGCTGATCGTCGGCTCGGACATCAACATAAGCGGACTGGCACAAACCAACCTGAACGGCAACCATGTCGTTTGGAGCCTCACCGAATACGAACTGATCGAGGTGACCGCCGAAGGTGACCTAGTATTCGACACCGACGTTTACCGACCCAATCAGGTCATCTTTCAAGACGCCGGTGACAACATTGCACGCGACAGCGACAGCGGCACCCTTCAATACACGCCAACCTGTACATGGATCGACGTGGACGACGTTGCCGAATACTTGGGGATCACAGCGGCCACAGCGAACGACACCGCATGGATGACCCGATGCGCTGCCGCTTCTAATGCGTTTTGTTCTCGGCGTCGCATCGAAGCCGGATACTTTGACGCGTTGAACACGGCACCGAACGCCGCCGTCAAAGAAGGCGCCGTCCTGTATGCAGGCACCCTTTATCGGGAGCGTGGCTCGGTGGACTCGTTCGCATCGTTCGACCAGTTGGGCACCGCCCAGCCGTTCGGGTCGATGGGACGCATCATGCAACTGTTAGGCGTCGGCCGCCCACAGGTAGGTTGACATGGCCGCCACCGGACTGTTCGCAGCCGCCTACAGCAACGTCACCACGGCGCTCGCTAACGCCGGTCTGGCCGTCGTCACCGATCCACGCAACGCCCGACCCTTGTCCGTGTTCGTCGAGTTGCCCACAGCGTCCGGGTTCAATAGCAACATCATTGACGTAACCATCGTGTGCCGCATCCTGTCCGCACCCCCCGGCAATCAGGATGCCGCCGACTATCTGCTAACCACCGCCGACACGATCCAACAACTAACCACGCTCGCCGTGACCGACTGCCGCCCATCGGTAGCGCTCATCGGAGATCAAAATATCCCAGCCTTTGACCTCACCGTCAGAGTTTCAGCAACAAGGAGCTAGCCGCCATGGCAACCGTAACCACCCTTTCCCAGCCCTATGTCAGCATTGACGCCAACGACTTGACCGACCAGTCAACGTCGGCCACCGTCACCAGCACCATCGAAGCGCTCGAAGCCACCACGTTCGCCGATTCGGCACGCACCTACACCGCCGGTCTACAAAACAACGAGATCAGCGTCACCATGATGCTGTCCTACGGGGCCAGCGAAGTGGAAGACATCCTCCAAGGTCTGGTCGGTACGACGTTTGACGTGATCATTGGTGCATCGTCGGCCACCCCGGCCGCCGACAACCCGGTGTACACACTCACCGGCTGCTACCTAGAGTCCTACACGCCGATCAACGGGTCACTCGGCGCACTTCAGACCGTCGATGTCACCTTCCGTGGGGGCGCCCTCACCCGGGCCGTTGCCTGATCCGATTAGGCTGATCTCATGGAACTGCGACTCAAGATCACACCCAAAGGCGACGGTGACCCCTACGAAGTAGAAACTGACCTGGGGGTCATCGTTGCATGGGAACGAAAGTTCAAGTCGAAAGCGTCCGACCTCGGCAAAGGGATCGGCATGGAGGACTTGGCGTTTCTGGCATACGAGGCATCTCGGGCCGCTGGGCTAACTGTCCCAGCCGTGTTTGATGACTTCATCACTAAGCGCATCCGCAAAGTGGAAGTGGTTGAGCAGGAACAGGCCCGCCCTACCATCGAGGCACCGTCCGACGACGACTAGCCGAACTGCTAGTTGTCACCGGCTGGTGGCCTCCAAACATCGAGTTTGACACGCGTGACCTGATCACCGTGTCAGACGTACTAGAAGAACGGAACCGGCACCATGGCCGTTAGCACATCGACAGGAACAGCGCAGTCAAGCGTTCGTGTTCACCTCGATGTTGACGGGTTGGCCGAGGTGGTTAGGGAACTACGAAAGATCCAACCCGAGTTCGCCAAAGAGTTCCCGAAAGCCATGAAAGCCGTGGCGAACCCGATCATTGCCGAAGCACGGACGTTGCTGCCGACACCTTCACCGCTCGGCAACTGGGGCACATGGAATCTGGCACGCCAATCAGGCGGCAGCCGAACATGGACAAAAAAGGCTTACAGCGGCATCCAAGCCAAAACAAACCTTGGGGCACCCAAAGGCCGCAACCGGATCGACCTACTCGAGATCATTCAACGTGACCCGGCCGGGGCAATCTATGAGAACGCTGGCCGCAACCCGAACCCGTCAGGCGACAAAGGCGAAGTGTTCCTAGACAATCTCGCTGGGAAGCACGGCAACTACCCGGCGAACTCGTCGCGGTATTTGTGGCCTGCCGTGCACAACAACTTTGACCTGATCTACAGCGTGGCCCAACGAACCATCGACAAGTTCTTAGCCGACTTTGAGACAAGAGTAGAGAAGATCTGATGGCACGCATCCCGTTAGTCTCCGAGTTCAAGCCCCAAGGCATTGACAAGGCCATCAAAGAGTTCAAGAAACTCGAAACCACCGGCCAAAAGGTCGGGTTCGCCCTCCAAAAGGCGTTTCTACCGGCCGCCGCTGCCCTTGGGGCGCTCACCGTGGCCGCCGGGGCCAGCGTCAAAGCCGCCGTGGAGGACGCCGCACAGCAAGAAGAACTAGCACGGCAACTGAAGGCCACTACCGGCGCCACAGACGAACAAGTAGCGGCCAATGAAGCGTTCATAGCGTCAATGGAACTGGCCGTAGCCGTGTCCGATGCCGAACTACGACCAGCGCTCGGCAACCTTGTCCGAGGCACCGGCGACCTGACCAGCGCCCAAGACCTGTTAGCAATCTCGCTAGACATCGCAGCCGCCACCGGCAAAGACCTGAACGCTGTTACTGAGGCCATGGCGAAAGCCGCCCAGGGCGAGATGACAGCCCTGAAACGTCTTGACCCGTCGCTGACCGCTGTCATAGCGTCCGGGGCCGACGCCGACGAAGTGTTTACCGCCCTGTCAGAGACGTTCGGTGGGGCCGCCGCTAACGCCGCTGACACGGTGCAGGGCCGTTTTGAGCGTATGCAAATACAATTAGCGAACGCATCCGAAGCCATCGGCTATGCGCTGCTGCCGATCATCGAAGCGTTGCTACCGAAACTCGAAGCCATGGCGACCTTTGTGGGGGAGAACACTGACCTGATCATCGGTATTGGTGCGGCCGTGGGCACCTTTGCTACGTTCATTGTGGCCGCCAACATGGCGATGAAGGCTTGGTCCGTCATAGGCGCTATCACGACCGCCGTGAACACTCAAATGAGTTGGTCGTTCACCACGCTCCAAGCGGCCAGCGGCCTCATCGTGTTTACCGCCCTCATCGGCGTGTTCGTCATCCTCCAAAAGAAGTTCGACATATTCGGCAAAGCCGTTGACGCCCTCACTTGGTACTTCCAAACATGGTGGGATGTTGTCAAGTGGGTCATCGGCAACGTTATCGACGCCATCAACCTGCTGATCAGGGCTTGGAACAAACTGCCGTTAGTCGATGACATCCCCGAGATCAGCAAAGACTTCCTAGACATGGGGGACGCCGCCGAGGATGGTGCCGCAGCTGCTATCCCAGCGATGGAAGAAGTGGCCGAAGTGGTCGGCTCGGCCGAAGGCGAACTGGAACGATTCAAAAACCAGTTTGAGAACACCGGCCGCAAAATGTCTGACGTGGCCCGCTACGAGATTGACCCGGTGACTCAACGCCTTGACGGTATGCGCGGCGTGGTTGACATGGTGGACCTAGAACTCCAAGGCCTGTACAACACGTTGAAACGTGAGGACGCCGCCGACGCGTTCAAGGCCACCATTGACGAACTGCAAGACAAACTAGGCACCGACGAGTTCGAGGGCGCACTACGCGACGCCAAACTAGAAGTATTCGCCTTAGAGCAGCAGGTGGGCGGTTTCAGTTCGGCCGTCGCCCAAGAGTTCCAACTAGCACTCGATCTAAACGACTTTGAGCGGCTTGACCTGCTCATCTTGTCGATCAAGGAGAACTGGTCAGCGTTCTCGGGTCAGCGTTTCGCGTCGTTTGATCAGGGACAGTTCACGAGCCTTGATCCGTTTTACGAAGCAATACGCAATATGGACCCGGCATTGCGTGACGCGCTTGGAACACCGATCCCAACGGGAAGAAGTAGCACTGGGATTAGCGTGCAGGTCAACATGCCGGTCGGGTCAAATGGCGCTGACGTCGTGCGAAGCATTGAGAAATATTCCCGTCGTACCGGTGGCGTGAACATCCCAGTGTCGGGTTCGGTCCGGTCGTGATAGAGACGACATGGGATGTCAACCTTCAGGGCGTCTCAGTTAGTTTGGTTGACGTAACTAGCAGAGTTCTCGGGTTAGACGTTCGTCAAAACGTCGAGTTGGGCCGCATGACTTCAATGGTGGCGAGCGTTGAACTCAACAACGATGACGGTGGCCTGACACCTGCGGAGGGTGGCGGCACTGGCGACTATTCGGCCGTTGACTGGTTCAGTGTTGGTATCAAAATCTTTGCGACGTTCAGCGGGTCGGTTAGCACCGAGCAAGCGATTGTGTTTGATGGTGTAGTGCAAGAGTTTTCGTCTGTGGACGATGGCACAAACAGCAGGGTGGTCATCACTGCGTTCGACGGGATTTCAGTCGCCGGAGGTTTACCACCCGATGCAGTGACAATATCGGTTCCTGCCACCGGGCCGGTTGATGCCATGTTGGAAAAACTGGGCGACACTATCGACACTTTCCAACCGTTTCCGCTTATTTACAGTGGCGTAACCGAAGCCGAACTGGTCGTAGAACGCCTTGATGACTCGAAAGGCCCTGACGGCGACTACTCGATGACATCGCTCATTTCGGGTACCGTCCTTGATGTCATATCAAACAATGTTTTACCGGCTGGCCCATCTGTTGCTTGGGCAGGCATCAGACAAGTGAACGCCACAACAGTTGAGTACACGATTTACTGCATCGACCGGGGGCTGTTGCGAGACGAAGATAACCGCATCCTGTTTGAGTTCGATGAAGGTCCGGGCGATCCTGCTGTTACCTCGGATGTAATCGTGTTTGATGAAATCACTGTCAATTATTCCGATGACGACTTGTTCAACTATGCGCAGATTGCGAGCGGTTCAGTTGGTGGTGTCACTGCGACGGCTTCTAATGCTGAGAGCGTTGCGTCTTACGGTATGCGTGCAATCTCTGCGAGTAGCACTGTGAACCGTACAACTACCGACGCCGGTCATGCCGCTGGTTCATGGTCGAACCGGTACAGCGTTCATCGTTTCGTTCCTCGGTCAATCAGTTTCTCCACCGCTGTCATTCAGGCACATGGTTTCAAGGGGTCCGAAGTGAAGTTGGCAGAACTGTTTGATGTTCGTTACGGGTTGTGGCAACCGTGCGAGGTGACGTACACCCCTACGGGTGGTTCGGAGATCACCGCCGAGTGTCTTTTGGTTGGCA